AAACTAAAGTCCTTGCCTGCTATCCCACGTCAACGCTTAATCTCATACCCATTAGCCTGCTATGACCATGAGACAGACTCTCTTGGAGTACAGGTCGGTCATGAAGGTGCAGCGTATGAAAAGTTATTGATACTAGAAGCAACTGAAAATGCTGGCGATACTATCCGCGTTGAAGACTTTAGAACTGGAGAATCCTTCTTGGGTCTAATCGAAGAAATGCAATTCATTAACAGAACTCCATCAGATAAGCGCTTTACTGGCTTTGGTGGAATCTTACTACTAACCATCAGAACCATCTAACTCTTAGGAGCGCAACATGACCGCAGCCAATTGGGCTTCACTAGCCGTAGCAATCATCGCAATAGTATCCGCCTTCGGTGGAGCAGTAAGGTGGTTGGTAAAGCATTACCTCTATGAACTAAAGCCCAATGGAGGGTCAAGTCTCAAAGATTCAGTCAAGCGTTTGGAAGAACGCATTGATGATTTATACCGATTGATAGCAGAGAAATGAGTGACAATGATTGCAAAGAAAGCAACACCTGCTGCAATAGCAGTGTTACGCCAAGCAACGGCACTGAAGCCACAGCGCATGAAAGCCAGCGATGGACTCCTACCATCTGCTGCTCATCAGGTACAGAATCCCAAGTCTGACCACAATACTGGCTTTGCTGCTGACATTACACATGACCCTAAGTTTGGCATTGACTGTGCTGAAGCCTTTGAAAGACTACAGGCTGACAAGCGTGTCAAGTATCTAATCTTCAAGGGGCGCATCTGGACACCAGAGCAGGGCAATCATGCCTATACTGGCTCCAATAAACACCTCAAGCATTTACATATCTCAATCAAGGATAACTGTGGGAATAACACTTCCCCTTGGTTCCCTTGGTTAGGTAAACCAACAGTAGTAAATAAAGTAAAGGCTAACATCCCCAAGCCCCTACCAAAGAAGGAAGATAAATGAAAAACTTAATCTCACCAGAAAAACTATCATTGCTCAAGTCCTACCTACGTGCCGTATTGGCATCAGGCGTTGCTTACGCACTTGCCAACGCAGCCAACTTTGACCCTCAGTTTGCTATCCTAATCGGAGCATTTGCTGGGCCACTTGTTAAGTGGGCAGACAAAGCAGAAAAAGAATTCGGACGCGGTAGTAAGTAACAACTTACAACAAGAAACCCCCTTACCTTAGGTATTATCCTAGGGCGAGGGGGTCTTTTGTCATTTCTAAGGGTTAATCGTCATCTTCCAAGTCTTCAACCCTGGATAAAAACACTTCAAAATCACGTTTTCGTTTGGTAGTCTTGATGGCTTCAAACGCAATATCGAACAGGTAGAACGTAATATTTGCTAACAATACACCATAAAACACAGACCACAATGTGGACATAGTACTCCTTAGATATAGTTATTATATATATTATATACTATAAAGCCGAAGGCTTTTATATATATTATATGTTCTTGTATGTAAGTATACACACATCAATCTCTATCTGTCTAGTAGTTATCTCAACACAAACCACTAGATAGCCAACCAAGGTTGGTGTATACTCAAAATATGACAATCCAACTAGAAGAATATGACTTACCAGAGCATATATCCTATTCCGCATTTACCACTTACGTGGACTGCGGATTTCAATACTACCTAGGTAGACTACTCAATAAGCAAGAAGAGCCATCGGTGTGGTCTGTCGGAGGTTCCGCATTCCACCTTGCCTGTGAATTATACGACAAGGAGAACCTATGAGTCAAGTACTTTGGGACAAGGCGTGGGCAGAGTCTAAAGGTGATATCGACCTAACTAATGCCCGTGTCGGTGGTAGAGCCACCAAGGCTAACCCTAACAAGGAAGACGAGAAGTTCTGGCAGTCTACTGGTCCTATGTGGGTCGAGAACTATATCGCTTGGCGTAAAGCCAATCCTAACTGGAAGATTTGGACCACTCCAGAGGGAGTACCAGCAGTAGAACTTGGGCTAACGCCTATCGTTGCTGGCGTACCAATCAAGATGTTTATCGATAGAGTCTTTGAGGTCAATGGTCAACTGGTTATTGTAGACCTTAAAACCTCACAGCAAGTACCAACTAGCACTCTCCAATTAGGCTTCTACAAACTGGGGCTTGAACAGACTTTCGGTGTAGAAGTTAATTGGGGCAACTACTACATGTCTCGCGGTAGTAATACCGTTGAGATGGTAGACCTGTCGGAATATACATACGACAAAATGGAGTACCTAGTAGAAGGCTTTGACAAAGCACGCAAGGCTGGTGTATTCTTACCTAACACTAATAACTGTCAGTACCGCTGTGGACTCACAGCACATTGTCAGTTCTCAACAAAGAAGGAAGATAAATGAGCGAAGAATGGAAGTTACAGGTATCCTATAAGATTCCTGGCGACGCTATGATTAACGTTCGTGCCAATACGTCCGATGAACTCAGCGTATTGCTTGAAGGCATAGGTGACTATGCTACCCAGATTGCTGCGGTGCAGAAGTTGGTAACAGGTGCGTCGGTGGCAGCCCCTTTATCGATGCCGAGTTCCACTCCAAACATCGCGCCTCCGCCCTCATTCGTACCTCCCCAGGCAGCGGTAGCACCCGTTACGGCAGCGCCTACGACGGGTCCGACATGTCAGCACGGACCACGCAAGTACAAGTCGGGAATCTCCAGCAAGACGGGAAATCCGTACGCGATGTGGGTCTGTCCGATGCCTCAGGGCGCGGACCAGTGCAAGCCAGTCAACTAGAACAAGAGCAGTTTCCATTTTAAGTAACTAGGGAAGGGGATACAATGCGCACACTCGTACGGTCTGTGGGACGAGCCTCTATTGGTGGCGAACCCCTACCTAGTTGCTTTAAGGCATTCGAAGCGAACAAGATTATCATTAGGCGTTCAGAAGTTTCTATGTTTGCTGGTGCTCCAGGAGCAGGTAAATCAACACTTGCCCTAGCACTGGCACTCAAGACTAATGTTCCAACCTTGTACATATCAGCAGATACTAACGCACACACAATGGCTATGCGCTTGGCATCTATGATTTCTGGCAAGAGCCAGAGCGATGTTGAACAGAAACTTAATACTGATGTTGGTTGGACTAAAGCAGTCCTCCAAAAAGGAAGCCACATAGTCTGGTCGTTCGAATCATCACCTACACTGCAAGATATTGATGAAGAAGTACAAGCGTTTGAGGAACTATGGGGTTGCCCACCAACTCTTATTGTATTAGATAACTTGATGGACGTAGCCACCGATGGTGGAGAAGAGTTCGCATCCATGCGAGCAATTATGAAGGAGTTGAAGTACCTTGCGAGAGCAACTAACGCAGCGATTGTCGTACTACATCACACTTCGGAAGCAGTACCTGGAAATCCTTGTCAGCCGAGGTCGGCTATCCAAGGTAAGGTCTCTCAACTCCCTGCGCTCATATGTACGCTCGGAACTGTCGGCACATCTATGGGCGTGGCGTCTGTCAAGAATCGTTATGGAAGAGCAGATGCGGGAGGAACATTAATGACTTGGTTAGCATTTAACCCAGAGTACATGTACATTGAGGACATTCCAGAAAATGCCTAATACAAATTATCCTAATTGGTTTGAGGGTCAGAAGTATAACTTTGAGAATAACTTATCTCATCTAAAAGGTAAGCCTAACCTTAAGTTCTTACAGGTTGGCGTGTTTACTGGTGACGTTAGTGAGTGGTTACTAGATAATATACTTACAGTTACATCATCGACGTTGACTGATGTTGATACTTGGCAAGGTTCAGATGAAAAAGAACATAGCGATATGGATTTCAAAGAAATTTATAATGACTACCTATGGCGCGTAAAAGATTATGATAATTTATTATCAATCAAAGGTGACTCATCGTATGTTCTACCTAACTTAAAGAAAGAATACGATTTTATTTATATCGACGGCGACCACACTGAGAAGGCTGTGTACCGAGATGCCATTAACGCTTGGACATTACTAAAGAATGAAGGTATACTAGCCTTTGATGATTATTTATGGGGACAAGATGCTCATCCATCCCTCCGTCCAATGATTGCTATAGACAGATTCCTTGAAGAGAAACAAGGCGAGTACGAATTACTTAGTAAAGATTACCAAGTTTGGATACGCAAAAATGACAACTAGGAAAAGCCATAAGGCTAGAGGAGCAACATTTGAAACTGATATTCGTGATTGGTTCCGTTCTCGGGGTTATGATGCTGAAAGACTTGCTCGTGCTGGTGCCAAAGATGAGGGTGATGTTGCGGTCAGGGCAGACTTTCTGGGAAGCATTGGAGTCATTGAGTGTAAAGCCCCAGGAGCGGGCAACGCTATTGACCTCAGCGGTTGGACCAAGGAATCGCAAATTGAAGCAGCGCATTATGCGGAAGCAAGAGGCAAGAAGCGCGACGAAGTAATGGCAGCCGTAGTAATCAAAGCAAGAGGCAAATCTATCGACGATGCCTATCTAGTATTAAGGTTGGGCGATGTATTCGGATGATGACTTACCAGATATTGTAGCAGTACTAAAGCATTATGGCGCCAACATTACTCGCTCATCAGGGCAGGTAACTATCAAGTGCCCGTTCCACAATGATTCACACGCAAGTGCTAGTTTTAACACCAAGGATAATCTGTTCAATTGTTTCGCTTGCGGAATGAATGGAAACAGTATCCAAATTATCGCAAAACAAGAGAGAGTAGATATCCGTGAAGCAAAGTCTTTCGCAGAAGGAATTACTGGGGAGAGCCACAGCCAAGTACGCGGCAAGCATCTTTCAGGCGGAAGATTACCTAGCAAGTCGGGGAATAACAAGGGAAGTAGCGCGAGTGGCTCGATTAGGCGTCGTCGTTGACCCTGAGCCAGGACATGAGCAGTACCAAGGTCGCTTAGCGATACCCTACATCACTAAGACTGGTGTAGTTGACTTAAGATTTCGTTCGCTTAACCCAGCAGTAGAGCCTAAGTATATGGGCATGGCTGGCGCCGAGACTAAGATGTACAACGTATTAGATATCGAAGTAGCAGGTGACTGGATTGGAGTATGCGAAGGTGAACTTGATACCATTACTATGTCTAAGTGTGTTGGCATTCCTTGCGTTGGAGTTCCAGGCGCGAACTCATGGAAAAAGCATTACACACGATTACTTGCGGACTTTGAGCGAGTCTTTATCTTCGCAGATGGTGACCAACCAGGAAAAGAATTTGCCAATGGTCTTGCCAAAGAACTGCCAGTTACAGTCGTATCAATGCCCGACGGAGAAGACGTCAACAGTTGTTTTGTCAAGTACGGAGCGGACTATATTCGGGATAAGATGGGACTAACTACTGATGAATGATATCCCAATTCCACCATGTAAAGAATGCGGTCAGCACTTTGATGATATCTTTGAGGCAACCGACCACTTAGTTGAGGCTGGTGGCGAAGAAGAGTTCGACCCTAAGTTAATACTTCCTGGCGGTTACACGCTTATGGTTGGTTCGTTATTGCGTTGTATCTACAGTTACAAAGATGAGCCAGATATGATTAGTTCTATCGCACAATCAACATACGCAACACTATACGCAGCAGAATCAAGCCCAAGTACAGTAAAAACTATCATAGAAGATATGGTAGTACGTGAACAAATGTCAGACTTCGACAAGGCTCTGGCTGAATTACTAGAAAATGAATCCGATGACAACGAAGATGGAGCGTGAAGAAATATGGCAGATTATAAATCACTTGGTGGACCAAGGATTAAAGGTGAACAGTTTTCAAATAGAGAATCGCCAGTTGCTTATAAATCTAAGCGTCCCTCTCTTGAATTCGCAGACGAAGTAAGGATTGTGTATGATGAACTCATGTCGCTGCTGCTCTCCAAGCATCGCGACTACGGCCCACGTAACATCGCAGATGCGCCAGGCGGGGCTATCAATGGCTTACGTGTGCGAATGCACGATAAGTTAGCACGTATCAACAACCTAGTTGATTCAAAAACTGAACCTGAACACGAAAGTCTTGAGGATTCATTCAAAGATATGGCGAACTACGCCATCATCGGTATGTTACTACTAAGAGATAAGTGGGACAAGTAATGGCTGACATACTAAACGAATTCTGGGAAACTGATTGGATTCTAGAATCGTCTCCAGGAAAATTTTACAGCATCAAAACATTGGAACCAGTAGAAATGGGGAATAACAAATGAAAATCTTTGGACCGTACAAGGGGAGTAAGCAGAACGGTGGTCGTCCTATCTACGTTATCAAGCGTAAGAAAAAGGATGGCACTACTGAAACTACATCAACTAACAAGGCGCGTAAAGATTATGAAGATGCCACTGGCAAGACTTTGCCTAGGAAATCAGAAGTAGACCACAAGAATAATAAAGGTAGAGCAGGCGACGACCGACTTGCTAACCTACGCGTAATCAGTAAGAGCAAGAATGTTGGGCTTGAAAACAAGCGACGTGCTAAGAAAGCGACGAAAAAGAAGCCATGAAAACAATAGTCTGTGTGTCTGATTTACAGATACCATATCATGACAAGCGAGCCGTAGATAACCTAGCGAAGTTCATCAAGGCGTATAAGCCAACCGAAGTTGTTTCAGTTGGTGATGAAATGGACATGCAGACTATTTCTAAGTGGGCTAAGGGCACACCTCTAGAGTATGAGCGTTCTATTGGTCGCGACCGCGACGAAACTACACGCGTGCTTGAGGCACTTAAGGTCAAGCATATCATCCGCTCCAATCATACTGACCGACTGTTTAATACAGTCATGATGCGTGCTCCTGGCTTGCTAGGACTACCTGAGTTAGAACTTCCAGAGTTCTTACGCTTACCTGAAATCGGTGCTACGTACCACACTAAGCCTTACGAATTAGCACCTAACTGGTTGCTGATGCACGGCGATGAAGGCTCTATGAACAGCGTTGGTGGGCTTACAGCCTTAGGTTTAGCCAAGCGCACAGGTAAGTCTGTAGTCTGCGGTCACACGCACCGTATGGGCTTAGCACACCACACTCAAGCATATGGAACTTCAACACCTCAGACAGTATGGGGCATGGAAGTTGGCAACCTTATGAAGTATAAGGAAGCAAAGTATATCAAGGGTGGTCTGTTCACGTGGCAGCAGGGCTTCGGCATGCTTTACGTTGATGGTCGCACAGTTGTTCCAGTTACTATCCCTATCCAAAAGGACGGGTCGTTTATTGTTGAAGGGAAGCGTTGGGGATGATGGACTGGAATCGTATTGAGCCTTGGGACTATATCGCCGTAGGCGTAGCGTCTGAGTATCATAGAAAGTATGACATGGTTGAGTTAGAAGATATCAAGCAATCACTATACCAGTGGTTCCTGGAGCATCCAAATAAACTGGATGAGTGGGAAGCAATTGGTCAGAAGGATGCTAAGAACTTAATCTATCGTTCGCTTCGCAATCAAGCATTAGATTACTGTCAGAAGTGGAAAGCCAAAACAGTTGGCTATGAAACATCAGACCTGTTCTATTATGAATCTGATATGGTTGAAGCGTTACTCCCTGCTGTGTTACGAGGTGAGTTTGGCGTGTCGCACAAGTTAAACCTTGTCGGCCCAAGCCGACCACCAGCGCCAGCAGAGGGTGGTAACATGATGGCGATGATGGTCGAAGTGGATGCCGCATACGAGAAGTTAAGCATCGAGGATAGGACGGTGCTCTTCTACAAGTATGCTGAGTCGTTAGACTATGCTGCTATTGCTGCGGAGATGAAACTTGGTAGTGAAGACGCTGCGCGAATGCGCCATAACCGCGCTATACGTAAATTAGTGATTAGACTTGGTGGCTTCAAGCCTTTCTCAGATAAGGACGTACAGAAATCTACACAGTCGTATGAGCAAGTCAGCCCCGAGCCAGATACCAGCCCAGATAGCGACAATGGTGAACGGACTGATGAGGATTAATATTCTTTTTATTAACCTCAACCGCGACCATTGTTCCATGCTTCATATGCTTCGTGCGCAGCAATCTCTTGCTGTCTAGCGTTCTTGATATACTCCAGCAATACTGCTGGGGTTATCAGGTATCCCCTTGAGGGATTGGGTGGTATGTTACAAGTAATTTCTCGACCTAGTTCATAGACGGCTTCCTTTAGACGAAATAAAGGTACTATCAGCACGCTATCTTCTAGCACGAATGCCCAATGTGTTGCTTTACTAACCTGTAAACCTGATGGTTCCCAAGCCTGTGAGTTCTTATAGTAACACTCTGTTTCAATATAGAGATTACCAGTATCTTTCCAGCGTCGGTCTGTCTTAACCTCTACAGTGTCAAGGGAAAGCAGGTCTGCGACCCTGCTCTCGCCTTGTTCACCATCTCTGAGGTCTAAATCCCAGTCAGAGTATTTCATCTTTGCTATCGTCCCAATCGTTAAGCAGTTCCATTTTGTTCTTTAAGTCAAGTTCTGATAAGTTCTTGGTGATACTGTCAATCAACATCTGGCGCTCAAGCGCCTCTTCTTTGCTGTATTCCATTTATCCTCCTGTGCTATAGAAACCAGTACCATTAAACTTAACTGCTGGTGCTGTATAAACACGTTCCATAGGCGCACCACACCTACACGTCGGTCGTTCATGGTCAAAGGGTAGCGATAGTTCTACTACTACGCCTTCGCCTGGGCACTCATAATCATACGTTGGCATCGCGCCTCCTGAAAGTTTGTGTCGGGCGATACTGACACGCTTCCCGTCGCATCAGTACCAACCCTTCCGCTGGTGGAATTTCCATGCCTCGCAAGGTGTCCCATACCTGTGCGAAATATATTCCAACCCTTTATCTATTTGCCTTGTTGGGTGAGTGCCACGCTTTAGCCCAAGTATTTGGGGTATTCCATAAGCGTTGCGACCCATTACTTTCTGACGATTGTACGCATTGGCTCTCCAATTGGACTCGCGTGTCCAAAGTTTCTCCAGACAAGCGTACTGGTGTTTTTGCTGCGCATAGAGTTGTACTCTAGCGTATGACTTGCTATCCGCTACTGTCCATTCCCTTTGAACAGGCGCGGAAACTTTAGGTTGGTGTAGTACTACAACAGTCCCAGCGATAAGCACCACTGCTACGATTCGTTTCATTCATTACTCCTCCAGCCAAGGCGACAGGTGATTAAATAAGTCTATCGCAGATGTTTCTGGTGCCCAGTTGGGCAGTTCGTCACGCTTAATGCCTGACTCAAGTAATCTTTCACCTGCTAGTACGCCACCCCATATGCCATAGGCACGGTTCTCGGGCTTACTGCCTTCACTATCACATTCTACCATAGATGGACAGGTTTTACAAAGGCTAATAGCCTCGTTAACTTGTAGGGCAAGGGATATGGTAGTGCCCATGCTTGGTCGATGCGGTGGTAACTCAGGAAACCACATGTCTGGGTCTGAGTGACCCGTACAGTTCCCGTTCATACATCCTCTACTTTATTATAAAGTGAAGCCTGAGTAGTTAAAGCAGCATCCAAAGCCGACTCGAAGTAGTCACGCTCAGCCAGTAATGGTGATGATGTAGTCCAATAGATTTCATACCCATCATTCTCATTCCAGTACAGGCGACCAGTGTAGGAATGGTTATTGAGAGGGTTAACTAACTCAAACTCCTTCATCATACCAGTAACCCTAGTGTCGTACAAGTTTACATCATAAGTTTCTAGCAGTTCTTTAGGGTCTATATTCATTTAGTCCTCCAACATCTGTAACATTAGTCTTGATTGAGCGATTAGTTTATCATTGTTACCCGTCACATCAAGTGACAAGGCAGAGATTACATTTATCAAGTACACACGCAAGTTAGCGTCAGTTATTCGCAGCATCATTACCCCCTGTTGTATGCTGTATAGTATACAGGAACTATCTCAGCGTTGTCAAGTTTCTCCGCCCATTCATAGGCTTCAGTCATTGTAGGGAAGGTGCCATAGCACACCTTTCCCTCATCTGTATCAGTAATCGTCATGTAGCAGTTAACCCACATACCAAGCAAGGGTATATTTGTTTTAATCTTACTAGAAGTCGAATGTTCCATTGTAGAAACCTGTACCTTCCTTGCCACTATAGGCATATCGCTTGTTCTCGGGTGTCCAGCATAGGCAGGTATCGTTAAAGACACCGCTACAATCGAAGCAGGTGTTACAGAACTCGCACCAGTAAGGGTTAGCGTTCTCGTATGCTATGCCCATACATGACGGGCACTCGAACTCTTGATGCGCATCTTCCATGCGTTCGACACTGCCTGCCTTACCTGTATAGGGATAGACGGGGCTCTCATATGCTACATCACCACCACCCCATTTGGTATCCCAGTATGAAGACCAATTACTGGGCTTGTATGAGTCATTACTCCACCAGATACCGTCATTATCCCATACACCAGACTTCTCGTTAATGATATAGCAAGCATCATTAGCGTTAGGGTCTACTGTGAGGATAGCAATCTTGCTACCCACTGCCCACTTGCTAAGGATAATCCACGTATTGTCATTATCTAAGCCTTTGACTCCACCGAAGTTAGGCAGAATATCCTCGGCAAAGATACGGGTATCGCTACGCTTATCGGTAGCGTGGATATCTACATCTAGGATGCCATTGTGCGCTAGATAAGTACGAGAGTCACCACCTACCTTGAATGGGTGACAATTCTCCTCGTTCTTAACGCCATGCGTAGCCAATCGAGCATGGAACATGGCATAACTATTCGGGAACTCTTTGCGTACTGCTAGGAACTCCTTGATAACTTTCTTAGCAGACATACCGCGACCAGATATAATCTTATCGCCAGCGATTACCGCATAGCCGAAGCCATGAGGGTTATTACATGAAGCACATTCTAAGTCTTTCTTCTTTGGCGTGCTGTCAGGCGACGCTACTAATAATAAACACATCTTCTATCCTCTATTCCGCGTTTGTAAGCGTGAACAATTTGTTCATGCGCTCATTTAGTTCTGGGTACAATTCTACATTCATCTTGATATATTCCATGAAGTTTTCGGCTATTAGTGCGTCAGCCCATACATCTGGAACTCGTAACTCTCGTGTGTACTCAACGCTGGCATGCGCTAAGTCTAGTGCTGCTTTGACTACCTTGCCGTTGATACTACCTCTAAAGATACGCATCTCTAGAGTGTGGCGGTTGAGTGTATTAACCGCAGAGTAGCGGTCGCTACAATTATTATTATGATTCTGTAACTTGTGCTTGTATGAACGCCATTGCTTATAGTGCCAGTAACCACCATCATCCATTGCGCGTTCAGAGCGCACTACATCATCGAACTTAGCCCAATGACTAGCCTCTCGACCCGCAAGGGTAGAGTAGAACTCTGGATTACTATAGACCAGTTGGAGAAAGCGGTGCTGGTGTGCGCCACCACTAAAGCCTGCTCGTGAGATATGGATATGGAGTCCACAGGTACCAGTATCCCATGACTTCATGGTATACGGTTGCGAGCGCAAGGTTTCTAGGACTCCCCATAGAGGGTTATCCTCTTGCTTGTAGTAAGCGTGAGAGGCTGGGTGCGTAACTATCTCGAACCCATTATTGAGTGAGCCGTCATGCTTGAGATAAGCAAGGTCATGCTCATGCTCTAGTATCTGGGCAGCATATTCAGAGCAAGCACTTATGTCCCTGCCGTTTCTACCTACCTCGGTTTCTATCTCGATACCGAAGTATAACTTAGTACTCTCACCCTCTACTGAGCGGAATATAGGGTCAGGTCGGTAGTTATAGTCATGGATATCTCGACTATTCAGACACTCCTCGCATCCGTCAGCATAGTATTCGTCACAGTCCTCACACCATGAGGCGCGATTCTCGGTACATAAGTCACACCATGATTCATGAACATCTCGGATGAAATACATGCCAGAGGTGACATACTCTTCATGTCGCTCGCACCAGTTGGCATGATTCTCGGTACAAGATTGGCACCAGACTTCACCATTAACATCGCAGGTGTTGTCATCCCAAGGGTTACCTATCCAAGTACAATTTTCGCAAACATACCGACAGTCTGGGCATAAAGTTTCTCCCAAATTAGATATAACAGAATCGTCTGGGTCTATCGAACTATCACAGTGTGCGCATAGAACGCCAGCATCAACATCATCATCTAACATTTACTTACCTTTCTATTAGTTGGTTGGACTTACAAGGACAATACTACACTAGCATATCATGATAGTCAAGCACCGCATCATTAACTTTACCACGCAAGTCGGACACTAGATTCTCAAGTGCCTTAAACCCATGCGACTTATGATTCTGCTCAGCAGTAGCAAGTGCTTTGCGAATCTCGTTCACTTCCATTTCAGTAAGCGTGAGCGTAATCATTAGAAAATATCCTCATCCTCATCTGTAAAGTCGGGTTCCCACTCATTCATTTCGACCAGTTCGATAATCTCTTCATCAGTCAAATCATCTACGAAATACTCAGCATCGAACTCTAGTTCGCTATTAGACATTATCGTACTCGCTTTCTAATTACCTTGGCTACTAGCAACACAGCAACTAAACCAAGTGCCAGCATCCAAGTTCGGTGATACAGGTAAACATCTCCGAAGTAAGTTTCAAGGCTAATGCCCCACTTACTCGCTTCCAGACTGATTATCGTCATTTCACTATCCTTTCAGTTAAGTGTCACTTTATTATAAAGTAACGCGCTCACCGCAAGACTCGAACTTGCGTAACTTCCCTTCGTGAGCCACCAGTACGAGATTAGACCGCTCGCACCTCGTACCATTTCTTTGTAGTCCAATCGTAGCGTATCTGGACTCCAATGTCAATCACCTGCCACCCATGCTCAGGTGTCCATTTATGGCGCGGTTGGCTACTCATAAACGGCTCGTTGCTCTGCCATTTTGATAACGCCTAATTCGTAGATTGCCTTAGCGCGGTCTGCTTCGGCTTGGATATTCTTTGCGACTTCCGCGTTAGCGATAAGTCTGACTAATAAATCGTTCACTGCTTACCCCTTACTTTATTATAAAGCAGAGCGTTTGCCCGCTTCTCTCACTTACAAGGATAACGATACCAGTTCGGGAAGCCTTTGTCAAGCCAGCGACCTGTTCACTTTATTATAAAGTGGAAGCCGAAAACAGGGCGTACGGGGGCAGGGCTGACGGGCGCGGCGGGTTTGTG